AGGAGGACTCGAGGAAGGATGGTCCGTGGGAGGTCGGTCAGTGGCGTGCTGGCGGTAGCGGGAGTAGGAACGATCTTCACGGGATTGTTGACGCCTGCAAGACTGGAAGCCTCAAACGAGTTGCAGAAGAGCACCCCGAGGGGATACTACGTTACTCTAAAGGTTGTTTCTCCACTCCTCTTCTCTCCTGTCTCACCTAAGGGGTTTCTATGCTCACCCGAATGTACTGGCCCAGAAGAGGAGCAGCCCCCACCGTTTTCCTTCTCTTTGGAGAGCCAGGATGCGGAAAGACCCGCCTGGTGAACGACAAGTACCCTATTGGTGATGCCTGTTTCAAGAAGGCTCCCGATACTCGTTGGTTCGACGGCTATGATGCTCATGATGTCCTCCTGCTTGATGACTTCTCTGGGGCTGCCTCTAAGATGTCTCTCAACTATGTCCTTCAGCTCCTTGATAGGTATGAGATGGCAGTGGAGGTCAAAGGAGACACTGTCCCTCTCCTTGCCACTAAGATCTTCATCACTACTAACAACCACCCCAGCACCTGGTTTAAGTGGGAGAACCGTGTTGTGCAGTACAAGGCCCTCGCTAGGAGGATCCACCACGTGATTGGCTTCACTGGTATTGGCCCTTTCCTCTATAACAAGGCTTTGTTCTTTGGAGAGATCACTAGTACTTCACATGGTGACTACACTTCTTCGGGTTGTAAGTGGGAGGAGAGACCATCTTTGTTCCCTCTGCCTGACTATTAAATACATCCCAACTTACTAACACTTCTCCTCTACTCCCCGGGCGTTAGCAGACCGCGACAGCGGTACATTCCGGCCCTCGATATCAGAAGGGGCCCCACATTGAAATAGAAAGTGCATAAATATATCAAAAAGACTCGTTTAGTTACTAACACAAACACCTACGACTTGCAGAAGAACTGGACCGACATGGTCACCTGAGACCCAGCGCTCGAAATGCAGATGAACTGGATTTGGTCTCCTCCCATCAGTTTTCTCATCGACTTGGTCGTTCCTTCAATGCTGCGAACTGATTGTCCAGTCCCAGCATCGCTGTCTCTCACAACTGCATTGCCGAAGGCAAGGACGTTCTGCTCGGGCTCATAAAGAGTACTCGCATCCGAACGACTCATAGTATTTGCGGAGTTGCCATCCTTGACGAGAATGATAGCCCAGTACACAACGGAACCGGTGACCGTATCAGCAGCTATGCTGCCAACCCAACGGAGGCCTGTCACGGTGCAGGGGAAGGTAGCCGTAGTCAGAACGGTAGCTGCTTGAACATCGGCAACCAGTGTCTTGGTCACGTTGATCAGGCTCTTGTCAATTGGACGTTTCTGTGAGACTTGGAAGGAAGGGCGAGCACGCTTGAAGGGGCGATTGTTGGACATTGTAGAGTCGAAGTTTAGAGGGAATGAACGCCGAACTAGTTTTTGCCGCCAACTTTCAAAAAAGACCTTCCCAAGACTGTAGCAAAGACTCCCTGCCCCTAAACGTAACCCAAAACCTAAAAATAGCCTTCTGAGAATTTTCTTAGTATTTTCTCACTTTTCGTACAGTAGGCCAAGCCTATGGATGTGTGACGGGGTGGTGGCCTCTATTACCCACCACCTCGTAACATCGTAACATGATCAGTCTCTCCTCTGATGGCTACTGCACGTCATGTCTGTTTCACCTACAACAACCCAACTCTCTCCCCCGCCGACTTCCAAGCCAAGTTACAAGCGGCAGAACGCGTTCGCTATGCCATTTTCCAACTCGAAGAAGGTGAAGCAGGCACTCCCCACTACCAAGGCTACGTGGAGTACACCTCTCCCCAACGTTTCTCCTATTTTCACACCAACGTCACTCCGTGCCACTGTGAGAAGAGGAGAGGGACGAGAGCCCAAGCGAGGGACTACTGTCGGAAGGAGGACTCGAGGAAGGATGGTCCGTGGGAGGTCGGTCAGTGGCGTGCTGGCGGTAGCGGGAGTAGGAACGATCTTCACGGGATTGTTGACGCCTGCA